TAAGTGCAATGTTTCTTACTACGTCTCTTGTAGGTGGAACGTAAATGTAAACATTGTTTTCAGCATCATTAATCTGAATCCAAGGCCAGTAAGTAGCTGTATAGTTAGAGTCAAATTGACTATCAAGTGTATCAACAACATCCTCTGGTAATAAAACATCACCAGCAGCATCTGTATCTGGAGTAGTAACAATATAAAGTGAATCCGCTCTATCTTGTTCTACCATTTCGATAGCTTCCTCTACTAAGTTACTATTATCAAAAGTATCGATACCTGGTGTAGAGAATATATTAACATTTGTAGCTTCTGGGTTTTTGAAAGTCCAAATAGCCTCTAAATATGCGTAGTAATCAGAGTTAATACCTGTATCACCATTTGTTAATGCTCTTTGTGTAAATACATCACTTGATAAACCAGCTTGACCAGCAGTACCATTTATAATATACTTATCTCTATTTGTTCTTCTTGTTCTATGTACATCCCATCCATCAAAACCACCATATGGTGCGAATGTGAATTTTCTAGCATATACTTTTTCATAGTCAGTACCAACAACACCAGAATCACTCCTAAATTCAGCGTTACCTGTGTCAAATTCGTAAACTGGACTATAAGTACCACCAGTATTATTAATTACGATTTCAACATTATCAATAGTTGCACCAGTAGCGTCAACATCCATATGGAAACCTTTAGTTAAACCAGTCCATTCATTTAAATCACCAACTGTTGGAATACCCTTATAATCGAAAAAGTCTTGGTCAATACCTTTAGTCTCAGAAAGACCTAAATAGAATTTTCTCTTATTTTCGAAAGCACCATAAGTTTGTTTATATTCAATTGTTGGTGTTTGAACTGAAGTGTTACCATTAGTTTGGTAATCTCTAACTGGGAATCCTACGAAACCAGCTGGGAACGCATCAGAAGTATCTGATTCTTCCTCAAGTTCAATTAATACATAACTTGAACGTGAAGCAAATTCACCATCAAGTGTACCAACTCTCTTAGCAACATAGTTATTAGACGTTGGGTCCATACTACATCTTGTAAATCTTTCAAATACTACAGGTTTAGCATCAGTATCATCATAAGCTCTGATTTCAATATCAAATTCTTTATCATTTAATCTAATATTCTTGATAGATATTTTAAATTGTCTGTTAGCAGCATCACCATCAGATATTGTGTGAAGTCTGAAAAGTCTTAATACCTTATTACCTCTTAACTCAGACACAACCCAAGGACTAACCGCTGGTTGATATTCTTGTAAATAATCATTAAAGTCATCACCATAGTTAACTAATGAGTCAATATTAATACCTCTCACTTGGTCATTATCAATATAGTCTTCTAACATTTCACTAAATAATTCTTCAACGAATAATGCAGTCTGACCATCTTGAGCAGCTCTACCTAATACTTTAGTAATATAATTATTTTTAGTCTTATCAAGTGATAATGAATACGAGAAATTACCTTGAGTTGTAGAATCACCAGTGATTGTGAAATTACCTAATACATTAGATTCAGCTGTTGTAACTGAAGGGTCAAACCCTATATCAGTAGAACCTGTAATTTGATGTCTAACGAATTCATCAGCATCAACAGTTGCTCTACTTCTTAATAATGCAACAATCTTATCTTCTACATTTGAGAACCCAGCTCCAGAGTAGTGAACTGTAACCCCTGAAGTTGTACCAGTTTGTAAAGAACCAAAAAGTCCTTCAGCAACTACTTTATGATTAATACTAGCACCACTAAATGTATCACCAGACTTATCGAAAACAGGTCCTATAAGTGTTGGTGTAGCAGCAGTTGAAGCTGTAGCTAAATACGCTAGTTCATTTGTTAATAAACCTTCATCCCATAATGATTGTACTAATGGGTCACTAGAAACAACAGTAGTAAGAGTACCACTATCAGCAGTATATGAAATTAAAGTAGCATCTGTGATACCACCACCAGTAGCACCAGTAGTAGAACCATCTAAAGCTGCGTCAAGTGAAACACCCCAAGCTAAACCAGCATCATAACCAGAAAAACCAAGTACTCTTGTTACGAATAATTGGTTAGATTGTGATAAATACGATTTAGCGATGTAAGGTAATTCATATTTAGGCGCACCTGTATCTTTTATTTTTGTAGCGTTGAGCCCACCAAAAAATGATGTGAACTCGTCATAGTTTGACACGAAAATCGGTTGGAAAGCTGGGCCCTTAGTTGTCTCACCAACTAAACCCAAAGTTGTTACACCAACTTGTCGCGTTACGAAAGTTAAGTCTCTTTCTGAAGTATAAACTCCAGGACTTACAAATACCTTATCAGCCATTCTTTACTTATTTTAAATTTTTATTATTTTCAGTTATCTAATAATAAATATGTAGTAAAAAACCAAAAGAATTTATATGGTCTTAAAAAGACCATATTTAATGAGCTTTTTTTCTTACTTTTGTCATACTTATATATAAATACTATATATTATGTCTATAAAACGTACAAAAAACCTTAAAATCACGCCAAACACACATAAGGCGCTTAAAGAATATTGTCAGGAAAACGGTCTTAAGATGTTCGCATTTGTTGAAAAAATAATCAAGGAGTCATGTAAAAAACCAACTGACATTTATGGTGAGTAATTTTAATTTTTATTAGTATTATAACATATTTATAAATATGTCAGATAAACTCAAACAACTAGAAATTAAAAAATTACTAACTGAGTACTCCTTTCTATTAAGTGATGGTGAATACAAAAAAGAAATTATAAGTGAAAACACACCTAAGTTTATGGAATCCTTATCTAATAGAACTGGTAAGAAAGGTAATAAATCAAGTAAGAAAGACAAGAAAGAGTCTTCATCTAATAAACAAAATAAAATAGAAGTTATTAAGAAACTACAAGATTCTGAATTATCTAAAGATACTAAGATTAGAATGAAGAAGATGTTTAGAAACATCGTTAAAGTAACACACCCAGATAAAGTGAATTCACAAGACTTAATTGATTTATATATTAAAGCTAAAGAATCATATGAAACGAATGATTTATTAGAATTGTCTTATGTAGCTGAGAAATTAGATATGGAAATCATTTTTGATTATGAAGAAATTAGCTTACTTAAAAAACTAATTGAAGTTAAAAAGACTGAATTAAGTAATATTGAAAAGTCTTGGTTATGGTTATGGTCTTCAAAAGATAATCAAGAATATAGAGATAGTATCATTGAGTTATATTATAATAAAATGTATAAACCTATAGAAGAAAATAATAATAATAATAATAATAATAATAATAATAATAACATGGAAAACTTAGAAGAAATTTTAAATGAAATATATGAGCAAATACCATATTTAGAGTATCGAAATAAAACAGATTTTAAAGGAGAGCATAATGAACTTTATGGTGAACTTACAAGAAAAGGAGTAGATGGGGTTGTAAATCATTTTAAACAATACTTTAATAAAGACACTGTATTTTATGATTTAGGTTGTGGGTTAGGTAAAATGGTGTTACATATAGGATTGCAATATACACCCAAAAAATCTTGTGGGATAGAATTATCAAAAGAAAGACTAAAATGTGCTAATGATTTAAAAGAAAAACATTGTAAAGATAATAAAATCATTTCTTTTATTGAAGGTGATTTCTTTGTTAATGATTTAAATGATGCCACAATTGTTTATGTAGATAATACAGCTATGTCACATGATATGACAAAAAAGATTATTGATAAATTACCTAAAGGTTGTTTATTTATTTGTAGAAAAAAACCTAATTTTATTGATACTGAAACTTTAACTGGTGAACAATTTGTGACAACATATAACACAAAAAAAATACATTTTTTAATAAAAAAATAAAAAATATGAAAGATTTAATAAAACTTTATGAAAACTTTTGTTTTTTAAAGGGTATCCCTTTTAAATTAGATGATAGTGTTAAGAGTTATGATGATACAACTCTTTTTTGTCCAGCTGGTATGCAACAATTTAAGGACAAATTTAAAAATCCTGACAACACCACAATAGCAAATATTCAATCTTGTATTAGACTTAATGATTTGGATGAAATTGGTGATGGCACCCATATGTTACATTTTAAAATGATTGGGTTATTTTCTTTTGGTGAAATGACACTTAATGAGGCTGTTGATTTTTGGGTGGAGTTTATTAGGGGTTACTTAGGTATAAAGATTGATTATGTTACGATTCATCCAGATAAATTTGATAATTGGAAGTGGTTATATGAACGTCATCGTATCCCTATTAAATTAGATAGTGAATGTATTTGGTCTGATGGTGAAATGGGTGGTTATTGTACAGAGTTTTATCATGATAATGTTGAGATTGGTAATATCGTAAATACAATGGATAAGTTTATTGATGTTGGTTTTGGATTCTCCAGAATTAATGATATTATTAATGGTAAAAATGAATTAACAAAAAACGATATACTTATTGACGCTATTAACAAGATAATTGAATCTGGATTTAAACCAGGACCACAAAAACAAGGTTACATACTTAGGAAACTTCTCAGACAACTATATGTAGGTGGTGGTAGTATTGAACACCCATTATTTACAAAAGAGGTTGAAAGACAAGAAAAGGCTAAGGTTAGATACGAAAGACTTAAAGATAAACATTCTGATAAACCAAAAGAATGGTGGTTTGATACTCATGGTATTGACTTAGACGAAATGTAATCTAATTACCCTTAATTCAGTGTAATTAATTTAACACAACAGAATAATTATGAATATAATATTATTAATAAGAAGTTATGATAGAGGTAATTACTTAATAAATACGATATCTTCTATAATTAAATCAGATATTAATTTATGCGATAAAAGATACATATATGACGATAACTCAAAAGATAAAATAGTAAAAGAAATATTAGAAGGAAAAGATTTAAAATTACCAAACAAAGAATTTGATGTAGTTATTGGTGATAAAAATTTAGGTTGTAAGTATTCATTCATAGAAGCATTAAAACATATTAAAAACGAAAATAAAGATAATAAAGATTATCTAGTTATTACTATTGATAATGATGTTATAGTCCAGAAAGACTGGATTAATAAAACATTAGATATGTATGATAAAATAAAAAATATCTTTAATACTGATAATTTTTTATTAACAGGTTTTAACCCAACAAACTCTCATTTAAACATGATTAAAGATTATGGTAATTTCTACCAAAAAGAAACTTGTGGCGGTATTAATTTAATATTCCATAGTAATATGATAGATTTTATTATGGAAGGATGGGAGAAAGGTGATAATGACTGGGGTGTTATAGATAAATTAAAAGAGAAAGGATTTCCCTTATTTTGTTTTAAAGAATCTATAATTAACCACATAGGTAAGTTAGGTTTATTTTCAGGTAA